CGTGGTGATGGCGCTCGCAAACATGCGGCGGGCCTCCTGATGTGGATAAACCGCGATGGCGTTTACAGCTGGAGAAGTCACCAACATCGCTAATGCCGCCCTCGACTACTATTACAACAAGGGCGACACTTTCAAACAATCGATCCAGTCCAAGCCGTTACTGCGTCTTATGGAAGGCTCTGCCAAGTCTTTCCCGGGCGGCAAGGGATCTATCTCGCTGGGGGTCAAAGGTACTTACGGCGCCGGCGGCGTCAACGACAAGGTGGTCGGGTATACCCACAACGACACGGTGTCGTTCTACACCCCGGCCAACATCCAGCGGGCCAACTACCCCTGGCGCGAGCACCATATCGGTCTGACGCTCACCCACACCGAGCTGAAGATTGACGGCATCTCCGTCACCGACGAAGAGGGCAACGGCGAGACCCTGTCGAACCACAGCGACCGGGATGTCACCGTCCTCGTCAACCTCCTGCAGGACAAGCTGGAGGATTTCGGCGAGCAGTACGCCCGCACGATGAACGCCCTCTTATGGGGCGACGGGGTGGCCGACGCCAAGGCGCTCGCGGGCATCCAGTCGATCATCGCGGCGATCCCCAACGCCGGGACCCTCGGGGGCATCGCCCGGAACACCAACACCTGGTGGCAGAACCGGGCCGCGACGGCGGCCTATGGCGGCGCCGGCGGGCGCGGCGCAGTGACCTCCAACGCGGCCAACGGCGGCGCTCTTCTGCAGTTTCTGCAGAACGAGTACCGCCAGCTGATCCGCTACGGCGGCCGGCCGACCAAGTGCCTCGCCGGGTCGGCCTTTGTCAACGCGATGGAGATCGAGTTGCGGGCCAACGGCAACTACTCGATGACCGGTTTCACCGGGACCCAGGACGGCAGCATGGGCCAGCTGAAGTTCATGGGGACCACCATCGAGTACGACCCGACACTCGACGATTTGGGCTTCACCAAGCGGGCCTACTGGTGGGACCCGAGACACATTTATCTGATGAAGATGGACGGCGAGTGGGACCACAAGTTTACCCCCTCGCGGCCCTACAACCAGTTCGTCGTCTACAAGTCGATGACCCACACGGGTCAGATGGTTGCGCAACAGGTGAACTCGGCGCTCGTCGTCGAGATCGCCTAACCGCGCGCGGGGACCAGTCTCCAGTTCCCCTGGCTGGTCCCCGTTTTTCTAAAGGAGGAAAGATGCCGGCGTTTCATCTTCTGCGCTGCCTGGTCGCGCTGGGCGGCGGTTCGCAGCCCGACACGGTGGTCTACCGGGACCGGACCCGGCCGATCGTCTTCCCCGAGCTGCCGATCCTGCAGTACATGCACGGCGAGGAGGCGATCACCGAGATCCATGTGGTCGGCCAGTGGGACGCCACCAACGAAGAGGTCCTGCAGCGGCTGCAGCTGACCTATGAGCCGGATGTCATTAAAGAGGTCTTTCCCGGCGCTCGCCCACGACTGCCGCTGTCGGACCCCTCGATCCCGAAATGCACGCTCCCGGTCTACAAGCCGCGCTCGCCGCGTCCGGCCAACCCGGACCCGACCTTGCGACCGCTCGATCAGTTCACGGTGTCCGACCGACCGGTCCTGGAGGCGCCGCCTTTGGCCGAGGAAGACGACCCGACCCCGGACGAGATCGCGGCCCACGCCCAGGACGACGAAGAGATCGAGGATATGGGGCTCGACAACCCGATGCCCGAGCCCGGGGACCTGCCGCACGTCGTGCGCGACACGATGGGCCGCGGCTCGTCACGCCGGGCTGGCGCCGCCAGGGCGCCCTCGACCCTGCCCGATGTCAATGCCGGCGGCAGCCACAGCCCGACCTTTGTCGACACCAGCCAAGGGGTGCCGCGCTGATGCCTCGCCAGCTGCGCGACATGCTGACCGATCTCCGCGCCGAGATCGGTCACTCGACCAACGTCGCGCACGGCATAAACGACAGGGAAACCCTGTTGTATTATTTGAACCGCACCCAGGTTCAGCTGTACCAGGACTACGACTGGCCGCAGCTGATTATCGACCGCGACATCGGCCTGGTGGATGGGCAGCGGTATTACCCCTACCCGGTCGACCTGGCGTTCGATGACATCGGCTCCGTCCATGTGCTGGTCGGCAGCTTCTACCAGGAGCTGACCTACGGCATCGGCCCGCGCGAGATGACGATCCTCAACTCGGCGGCCGGGTTCAAGCAGTTCCCCACGCTGAAGTGGATGCACCACGCCGACGACAACACTCTGGAAGTCTGGCCGGTCCCCGACGCCAGCGCGGCCGGCGCGGTGGTCCCGCCCGATCCTGATCCTGGATTGCCGCGGACTGTCACCTACCCGGCCAGCCTGCGGCTGCGCGGGACCAAAACCATCGTGACGATGGTCGACGACAGCGACCTCTCGACCCTGCCCGACAATTTGATCGTACTTTTTAGCGCGGTCGAGATCCTCCAACGCGACGACGCCAAAGATGCCGCGCTCAAGCTCAACAAGGCCAACGAGGCGATGCGCCGTCATCGGGTGCGGCAGGGCTCGCACAAACGGGTGCGCGCGATGGCGATCGGCGCCGGTGGCGGCGACGCGCAGGCGCGGCACCATTACCCGCCGGCGATCGGCCTCGATTACATCCCTGTCGGATACGGTAGCGGGCCTGGCGGCGTTGGCGGCGGTGGTGGCGGCAGCGTTCCCTGATGGCTGGCAAGGTTTTCTCTGTCACCGATTTCAAAGCCGGGCTCGACGTTCGCAAGACCCCGCTGACCGCCCCCGGCGGCTCGCTCCGTATCCTGGAGAACGCTGTCCTCAACCAGGGCGGCGAGATCGAGAAGCGCCAGGCTTTCGTCTACATGACGACGATCGCGCCCTTACCGGTGGGGCTGATGAGCTACATGATCGGGCACGCCGGCGCCCTGCACGTTTTCGGCGAGCATCACGAAGGCGCGGTGATCGCCCCCGGCAGCCTGCCGGTGCCGATCGTCTATCACGCCCTGGCCGACCCGCCGGGGACCACCGAGCTTGTCGAGATCCTCGATGTCGAGCCGTTCGACGACAAGTTCTTTGTCTGCGCCCAGACCGCGGACGGCGCGACCTGCTGTTACTACGACGGGTTTATCGTCACCGAAGGTGCCGGCGGCGCCGGCGGTTTCAGTTCGGGCACCTACGCCCGTACCTGGAAAAGCAAGATGTACCGGATCGACGGGAAGTACCTGCGGTTTTCCGGGATCAACAACCCGGCGCAGAACGATCCCTCGTCGGTGACCGAGCCCGGCGCGGGTTTTATCAACCTGGCGCTCAACGACCCTGACGGCGAGCAGGCGCTCGCAATGGAAGTCTTCTACCAGTCGATGGCGGTGATGGCGCGGCTGCAGACCCAGGTCTGGACCCTCGACCCCGACCCGACCAAAGACACCCTGGCGCAACTCCTGCGACAGGGCGTCATCAGCCCGCGTTCGGTAGTGCAGTTCGGCACCGGTGACGTGCTCTTTCTCTCCGATAGCGGCGTGCGGTCCCTCAAGGCGCAAACCGCGTTCAGTCTCGCCGCCAGCGTCAGCGACGTAGGGTCGGCGATCGATCTCATGCTGATCCCGATCATCCGCACCAACTCGACTGCCGTGAACAAGGCGGAAGCGGTGGTGCAGCCGATCCAGGGCCGTTACTGGCTGGTGATCGACGACACGATCTACGTCCTCTCGTACTTTCCGGCCGGGCAAATCACGGCGTGGTCGACGATGAAACCGGGGTTCGTCGTGCGGAACTTCGCTGTCGTCAACAACACCGTCTACTGCCTCGATATGGTCGGCAATATCTACCTCTACGGCGGTGTCACTCAGAACGAGTACGACAGCTGCAAAGTCACCATCCGCACGCCGCATCTCTCGGCCGACAACCCGACCGAAAACAAGCGCATCAAGAGTGTCGATGTAATGTGCCAGGGCCAGTGGTCAGTGAACATCGGCATGCTGCCCAACAACACCGAGGCGTTCGAGCTGTGCGCCACGATCCAGGACAATACCTACGGGCTGCAAAGCATACCCTTTGCCGGCTATGGCACGCATTTCGGGGTGCATCTGGAGCACCAGGCTCCCGGCCCGGCGCTCTTGGCCAGCCTGCATTTCAATATCGAGGCGGGGGTGGTCAAATAATGGCGAAGGTCCAAGCCACTCCGGTCACCGCTGAAGGGCTCGCCTATATCGTGCGCAACCTGCGCCCGCGGGACCGGCGCGAGATTTTTGCCCTGCGGTGGGACGACGACGAGGCCCAGTTTGTCGCCCACGTTTACGCTTCCGCCGGCGAGTTGTGGCGGATGTGGTCGATAGACAGCGAACCGGTGGCGGTCAACGGGGTGGTCCCGGTGCGCCCGGGGGTGGTGATCGCCGGCGCCTTTGGGACCAGTCGCTGGCGCTCCGTCGTCAAACCGATGACCCGCTGGTCCCTGGATTACGTGATCCCGATCCTGCGCCAGGCCGGCTACCACCGCGGCGAAGCCTACGTCCTGGCCGAGAACACCGACAGCCGGCGTTGGATCGAGCTCTTGGGCGGCGAGATCGAGGCGGTGCTCAAAGGCTTCGGCCGGCAGCGTGAAGATTTTCTCCTCTATGCCTGGGACCTCACTCAGGAAAGGAACGAGCGTGTGTTTCTTTGGCGGAAGCAAGGTCCAAACCGGGCCGCAGATGGCGGCTGTCAGCTACACTAATCCTGCGACTGGGGTCCCCGGGCAGTATTGGGTCGAGCAAGGCGTCCCGGGCGAGTACGCTGCGCGGGGTGCGACGACAGTCACTGCCTACCAGCAGATGGCGGCGCAGGATCTTTCCGACAAACAGATCCAGGCCCAGAAGGACATCGCCGGCCAGCAACAGACCTTTAACGAACAGCAGTTTGCCGCCCAGCAAGCGCAGTACGAGCAACAGCAAAAACAAGTTCAGGAACAGGCCCAGCGGCAGAGCGAGTACGACACCGGCCGGGCTCAGGTTTTAGGTGAAGGCACCAACCAGATCAATCAGGCGTTCTCGCGGTTCAGCCCGGATTATTTCAACCAGTACGCCAAAGACTATCTCGCCAAGTCGCAGGACGAGATCGACTACCAGCGTCGCCAGGCCCAGAAGGACCTCGGGTTCCAGCTGGCCCGGCAAGGGATCTCATCCTCGCAGGCCGGGGTCAACCAGGAAGGGCTGATCGAAGAGAAGGCCGGGCGCGCGACCGCCGAGCAAACCGACGCAGCGCAGAAAGCCGCGGCGGGCCTTCAGACCGATGTCGCCAACGCCAGGTCGAACCTGGCCAACCAGGTGGCGTCTGCCGAGAGCATCGGCAGCCCGATCGCGGGGTCCACCATCGAGGACGTGAACACCTCGTTGCAGACCCAGCGCAACGCGATCTCGCCGATCGCCACCTCGGCCGGCGATGTTGCGTCCTCGCTGCAGGCGGTCCCCACGGTCAGCACCCTCGGGTCGATCTTCTCGGGGGTCCTCGGCGCCGGCGGCAACTTCCTCGGCGGTCTGCAGTCGGGGCAGATCATGGGGCAGTTCCAGAAGGGGCTTTCCGGGACCGACCCCAATAGAAGCAGCACGAGGTAGGTCCGATGTGCGATCCAATCTCGGCGGGCATCGCCACCGCGGTCGGCACCGCCGCCTCGCTGGCCGGCACCTACATGGGCGCCCAGGCGCAGCAAAAGCAGGCGCAGGCGATCGCCCAAGCCAACCAGCAAACCCAGCTGGCGCAGAACCAGGGTTTCACCCAGCGCATGCAGGCCGGGGTAGCCCAGACCGCAGCGCAAACCGCGGCCAGCCAGGAAACGATCCAGGCCCGCAACCAGGCCGCGATGTCGATGCGCGACGCGCAGATGAAGTCGCTGCAGGACTACCAGGACACGATCAACGCCCAGAACGCCCAAGCCGAGCGCCTGCGCGGGGTGGGCGATGTTGCAGCGCAAGATCTGCTGATCCAGACCGGGCCGCAGGCGCTCGACCAGGCGCAGGCCCAGCGGCAAGCCCAAGCCGCCGCCTTACTTAAAGAGAACCTGCCACCGAGCCCGGACGCCACCAGCCCCGACGCGGTCGGGAGCGATCCGGTCAACCGAGGCGCCTTGGCCCGGCGCACCGCGGAGGCCGCCACCAATATCCGCGATTATGGCAGCCGGATCGCCCGCGCCGGGTCCTACGCGGCGCCCACGAACGCGATCAACCTGGCGATCGCCGACGCCAAGTACGGCATCATGCCGGCGCAGCACGCGGAAGAGCTCCTGAAATCGGGCAGCGCCACCCGGCTGTTGCCGAGCAAGGTGGGCTATCAGGCGGCCACCGGGGAAGGCCAGGCGCAGGACCTTCTCTTGCAGTCGCGCGGCCAGAACGCGCTCGACGCGGCGGGCTTGAGTTACGGCAACGCCACCAGCCTTGCGAACCTGCAGCAAGCCAACGCCGATCAGATCACCAAGAACAAGCTGGCGCAGACCTCGGCCAACCTGGAAGCCCAGGCGAGCCAGGGGAAGGTCATCCAGGGCGTGGGGCAGCTGGGGCTCTACGGCGCCGGCCAGTATTACGGCGGTGGCTCGCCCTTGTCCGGGATCTTCGGCACTGGCGGCGCTCTCGGTAGCCAGGGCGCGCTTTTCGGGAACGCGGCAGACGCCTCGATCCGGGCCGGCGGCGCGCCTCTAGCGATTACATAAAGGGGTTCACCCCATGAAGACCGGTTACGAAGACTGGGACCAAAACCTCAAGACGCTGGGTGGCGCCCTCTTCCCCGATCCCAGCAAGCAGGCGCACGCCTATTACTACGGCACCGAGGCGCGCAACGCTTTGCTGAAGTCGGCCCAAACTCAGGAGAGCCTGGCTGCTGGGCACCGGTTGACCGGCATGATCGGCGGTGACTTTCAGCCGCCGACTTATGGTCCGGGACCACTCGGTGTCAACATCCTGCAGGACCCTTACGCTGGGGGTGCCCCGGCAGCTCCAGCTGCGCCAGCCTTAGGCGCCGTTGTCGCCGGCGGGCCAGCCGCAGTCGGCAACGCCATTGTGGCCGGGGTCGAAAACCACACGCAGACGGGGCCGGTGCCGCCGGTTCAGTCGCCGGCGCCGAACGCTGGCGCGGCGCCCGCCCCGACGACGACGGGTTCCGATGGCAGCACTCCGCAAAACGGCCCGGGCGCCCTCGCTCCGGGCAGCGTGACCTCGGCCGGCGGCGGCGGTGTCATACGATCCGGTCCCGCCGCCGCCAACGGCAGCCCGGCGCCGCTCAACTTCGACTTCGCCCGGGTCATGGACATGGGCGCCAAGTCTGGGCTGACCGCCGACCAGATGCAGGTCCTGGCGCGCAGCACGCTGGCCAACATGGAAAAGAACGGCCAGATGGCGACGCCGCAGGTCGAGGCGCTGGCCGCGCTCTTCGGTGCGCCGCAGATGCGCCAGCAAGTGATCTCCAATCAAGGTGCCCTGGCGGTCGGGGCGCAGACCCAGGCCGGGGAGACGGCGAGAAATACCGCCAGGATTGCCGGCGAAAACCTACGGGCGGGGATGCCGCTGCAAGACATCGTCGACCCGAACGATCCGACCCAGGTCACCAAAGTACCTTTGTCTCAACTCCAGGGCATCGGTGGCAGACCGAGTTACAACCCGGCCGCAGTCACCGCAGGGGTGGCGCCGGTCACGGTGCAGCCTGGTGGTCCCGGGACCAGCTCCTACAGCCAGCCGGCGTTCCGGGCGCAGCAACCGCAACCGGGAGCACCAGGGCAACCACAGCAACCGGGCATGCCGGTTTATCAGGCGGGCACCGAGGACATCAGACAGACCCAGCTGGGGGCGCGCGGGAGCTTTATCGACCCGAAAAACCCGACCGTCCTGATCCCCGGCACGATCGAAGAAGCCCGGCAGAACGGCTGGTGGGACGTTCCCAAGAGCCCGGAGGAGTGGGCCGGGCTGGCGGCCTATGCCTCGGCCAACGTGCCGCCGGATCAAGCCCAGAAGATCCGCGAGAGCGTGCTGGCGTTTGGCGCATCGACGGCAGTGAAGCCGACCGATGCCAACGAGAACTTCAAGAACCAGGCGCTGATCAACCAGCAGCTGCAGACGCACATGCCGGTGCCGACCAGCGAGTACCCGCTGTCGCAGACCAACCAAAACCTGCAACTGGCGGCGGCATCACCCAATGCCTCGGCCGCCCTGACCGCCCTGTCGGAGCAGTATTTCCGCTACGACCCGGAGACCCGCGGCAACCGGATCACGGCGACCAATAAGGCGATCCAGCAGCTGGCCGACGAGGGCTACATCAACCTCAAGCAGCCCCGCACCTTGAGTGCCTTTGGGCAACCGACCTCGATCAACGTGGCCAACAAGGACGGCGTGCTGCAAGAGCACTTCCGAGTGGACCTGCTCGACCCCAAGACCAAGAAGCCTTACGCGGAAGGGCAAGTCCCTCCCATCACGATGCGGCGGTTGAGCAACGCGGTTATGCCCGCAGCCCCGGCTGGCCCCGGCCCGCGCGGTCCGGCGCCGCTGGTCACCGGCAGACCACCGGGTGGCGCAGCGGCTCCGGCAGCGCCGGCGGCACCGGCTGCGGGTGCTCCCACCGGGGCAATTGGCACGGCACGCCCCGGCACACCGGACGGTCCCGCAACGATCAGCGGCAAACCTGTCGTCGTTCGCGGCGGCTACATCTTCCCGGGCTAGGAGCTGACCGATGGCCGCTCTCCCGAGAGCCCCCGAGTTGGTCACGATCACCACCCCTGGCGGGGCGCGCTTCTCGGTTGCTAAGGCGCACCAGGCGGCGTTCCAGGGCCTGGTGAACGACCTGGAAGCTGGCGGGTATGCCCTCAACCCGAAGACTTCGGGCGGGTTCAACTCGCGCTATATCGCTGGCACCCAGACACCGTCCGAGCATGCCTTCGGGCGGGCGATCGACGTGAACTGGGACGAGAACCCCCGCGGTGGCCGAGGCAAGATCCCGCGGGATGTCGCGCTGTCGTTGGCCGACAAATACGGCATGACCTGGGGCGGCACCTGGAAGAACCCTGACGACATGCACTTCGAGATCCGCCAGCTGACCCCAGGCGGCGCGCTCACCAAAGTTGCCGTGCCGAACGCTGGTCCGGATTTTGGCGGCGGCAGCGACGCGGCCCCGGTCTACGCCGACACCGGCGACCCGCAGTTCAAGTCGGGCCTGGCGGTGCCGCAGGCGCCACCCGAGGCGCCCGACCCCGCCCGCCAGGCCGCGCTGGCGTCGCTGGCGCTGCAGCAAACCCAAAGCGGTCCTCTCGGGGCTGCCAGCGGTTTCAACGCCCCCACCTCGTTGGGCGACGCCTTCGCCCAGGCGGTGAAAGCCGGCCAGCCCGCGGCGCAGCCGCCTTCGACGATCCTGGGTGCGCCTAGCTATACCAATGTCGGCGGCCCGATCCCGCTGGCTCGCAGGATCGGTTGATGCCGCTCGACACCCTGCCGGTCCTCGACCTCGACCCGGTAGCGCCGCCAGCATCGCCCCCGCCGAGCACGCTGCCAGTCCTCGATCTCGACCCGGCCCCGGCCGCTGCGTCACCACAACAAGCGTCGCCCGGCACTCTGCCGGTTCTCGACCTCGATCCGACACCGACCGCGCAAATCCCGCTATCGTCGATCTACACCCCGACTACCGGCGCTCCCGGAGCCGAGAGCCTGGGCGACATCTTCGGGCCGCCGATGCCGCCCCCGGTGACGCCGCCGGCCCCGACAGCGACAGCGGAACCGCCGGCCTTTACCGATCCGATGAGCGGTATGCCGATGGCGCCCTTGGTCAACGGCCCGCCGGCGCCGCTGGCCGACACCGGAGAGGGGTTCCTCGGCGGGCTCGCCCCCGGCTTCCGGGATACGTTGCGCAACTACGCCCGCACCTTCAGCGGGCAAGCCTTCACCCCCGACCCCGAGGCCCCGCCGCAGCCCACGGAGCGCACCTGGCTCAACCAGCTGGGTTATGGCCTTGGCGCCTCGCCGGTGGTGATGGGCGGCGGGATCGCCGGCGGGATAATGGGCGCTCCAGCCGGCCCCGCCGGGGTAATCGCCGGCAGCGGTCTCGGCATGGGCCTGCCGGCTGCGGTCGAGGCGCTGGGACCATCCTACCAGGCCGCGCGCCAGCAAGGCATGCCCCACGACGAGGCGGTGAACTACGCGGTCGACAAGGCGGTAAACACCGGCTCGATCACCGCAGCGACGGCGCCGCTGTTTGCGCTGACACCCTTCAAGGGTCTGGTCGGGCGGTTGCTCTACCAGTCGTTTGTCGGCATGCCGGCGGCGGGGGTAGCTACCCGGGTCGGGGTGCCGGCGGTGATGGGGGAGCCGCTGCCGAGCGCCGGTGAGCTCGCCACCGGGTTCAGCCATGATGTCGTCAGCGGTCTTGGTTTTGGTCTGGGGCACCATCTCGGCACCCGGGCGATCGAGGCGACCCGCCCGGCGGCCCCGCCGCCACCGGTCCCGGCGACCTCGCCGGTTGACGCCGCCTCGACCGCGGCGGCGTCAACCGGCGAGGTCTACCGCACCGAGCGTCCCAGCGAGGTGTATCCGGTCCCGGAACCGCCGCGGCCGGAACAGCCGGTGGCTACTGCCGAGTTCGGGCCAGCACCGACACGGATTGACGTAACTCCAACCGGGCCAGAAGGTGTTCGGCCTTCTGAACCTGTTCCTGCGGCAGCCGCTCCGGCGCCGCTTGCTGCAGAAGCCCCAGCAACACGCGAAGGTCCGCCGCCGTCTGCGCCTGCTGTTGTGTCGGCACCTCGCCTTCCCGCAGAAGAGCCTCTACCTGCCAGATCAGTCGCATCAGAAGCAGAGGCAGGTCCGCCGGGGGCCGTTGTCGAGCCATCGCGTCCTCCTGAACCGGTTATAGGTGAACCCGTTGACCGACCTGGTGCCGCCGCCGGAAGACCCGGAGAGCCAGCTCCTGTGGGCGAGACAGGTGCTCCAGGAGTGGAACCAAGACCCGGAGAAGTACCGGGGGGTCCTCGGCTGGGAACTGATCTTGGCGAGCGCCCGTCGGATACTCAAGGAGCACGACCCGGAGAACAACCAGCTGCCGCCGCCGTACCGCCCGAGCCGCCGGCCAGGGCGGCCGCGGAAGCCCCCACCGAGCAGGCCGCGCCGGTAGACATCAGCCGGCTCACGCCGGAAGAACTGCACGCTGAAGTCACGCGTCGTGGGCAGGCGTCAATCGCTGCCGAGGACGCAGTCGCCGCGAGCACCCGCGGCAGTCCCGAGGAGCGTGCCGCGTCAGACGCAGCCGGCGCAGCCGAGCGGGCTTTCGCCGAGGTCCGGCGGGCCTACGAACAGCTGCCTGATCGCGAGTTCATCGTGACCCGGCGCCAGGGCCGCCAGGATCACGAGGCCACGGTTACCGGCAAGACCCAGCAAGAGGTTCTTGAAACCGAACAGCGAAACGCCGAGAGCTACAACCGAGGGGTAGGCCAAGCGCGACAGCTAACGGTCACCGGGGTACGTCCCGCGGCCGAGGCGCCCGCAACCAGGCCAGCCGAGACCCGCCTCACTACCGAGCCCGATCACACGGTCCCTGGCCAGCACGTCGCCAAAAACCCGGCCGGCGAGGTGGTCGGCAAAGGCGCCTCGCCGGAGGCAGCCACCGCGGACGCGCAACGGCGCAGCCTCACACCCTACGCGGAGGAGCTGCCGGCAGCCCGTGCGCCGGAAGATTACCGCACGCTCAACCCCGACATCCCGGCCACAGAGTATGTCCGCCGGCTGGCCGAGCTGCGGGACAACAAGCCCCGGCCGATCGACAAGCTGTGGCGCAACCCGGAGACCGCTCCGCCCGAGCAGGTCGCTGCCGCCCGGGAAGCCCTGCGAGCCTGGAACCAGGAGTACCGCCAGGTTGCGCGGGCGCAGAAGCTGGCCGAGGAGCGCGACAACGCAGCGTATCGGGCCAGGCAGGAAGCTCCAGCCCCGCTCGAAGACCAGGCTGTGGTCCTGCCGGAGGCTGGCCGTGCCCCGGGACCGCGGGAAGAGGCCGGGACCACTGGTCCCCGCGCCGAAACTCCGGCGCCTGTGAAAGCCGACGCCACACTCACCAAGCTCCAGGCCACCCGCGACGCGCTGACCAACAAGGTCAGGACCCCGGCTGAAGAGCGCAAGCTGAACACCATCAATCAGCAGATCGCCCGGCGCGAGGCGACCCTGAAAAAGGCCCGGGCGGCCGAGCCCTTGGCTGACCAGGCCCTGGCCGAGGACCGCCGCGGTGGGGTGAAACAGCCCTTCTCGGGGCCGCCCAAGGTCGGCCGCGAGCCGGATTTCCTCGACTACAAGTTCAACGACGGGACCAGCGTCTACCGATCGGTTCTCGCCGAGGCCGGGCACAACCCGGACACCGCCACCTCTCTGCCGATCGAGAAGCAGGTCCCGATCCTGACCTCGCACATGGAGAAGAAGTTCGGGTTCAAGAGCGTCACCGTGATCGGTCCCCGCGGCGAAGCACCCAGCCGGGTTGACCTAAAGATCGCGCGCGATGCGATGCTGGACATGACCCGGGCCACTCACGATCTGATGGCGGTCCTGGGGTTGCCAGCCGAGGCGGCGTCCGATCACGGCAACCTTCGCCTGGTCATCGACCCAACCGGCAAGCCCGGCTACTTCGGCAGTTATGTTTCTGACGGCACGATCCACGTCGTGGCCGGGGCCAACAGCTTCGGGCACGAGTGGATGCACGCGATCGACCACCTCCTGGCCGAGCGGTTCACCAACAACCCGCGCAACATGAACCGACTGCTGACCCAGTACGGCCGGGATAGCGGGCTCGATGTCACCGACAACGTCCAGGCCGCGATGGCCAAGCTGATAAACACCATGTTCTACCAGGACGCGGCCCTCGCGGCCCGACACCTGGCGCTGAGCGTCGACGCCGCCAAGGTCGACAAGGCCGGCAACCCAACCAAGAAAGCCCTCGCCGCCCAGGACCAGCTGGAAAAGCTCGAAGCCGGCGGCTCGAAACTTCGCATCCACGCCTCCGACTTCCGCCAGCAAGCCGCCGCTATTAGACCGGGTAACCCCTATTTCCCCAGCGCTATGGAGATGCTGGCGCGGGCGGGCGAGGCTTATATGGCCGATAAGGCGCGGGCCAGCGGGATCGACCCGCGCGGCGTCGTCATGCCGGACGAAGCCTACAACAATATGGTCGATCGCCAGCTGCGGATGGCCTACCCCAAGCAGGACGAGCGCACCGCGATCTTCGCGGCGTTCGACGATTTGTTCAAAGCGATGCAAGCCGAGAGCATCCTCGACAAAGGCAAGCCGCCGATTACGGTCTCCAACTACAGCATCTCCGATCGGCACTACTGGCCGATCACCGCGCCCGCGGCAGCCAGCGCCGGGATGACCGGGCTGCCCGGGCTCGTCACCCGCGAGTTCAACTCCTACAACAACTTTACCGGGCGGCTGCGTGACGCGCTGCGGCTGACCGACCCCAACCGGCCGCCGCCCTTGCCGGGACAACGCTGGGCCGACAGGACCAAGGATTTCGGCCGGGCAGCGCTTTACTCCTACGGCTCGATGATGAAGGTGATCATCGCGCGAGCCCCGGCCGAGGCAAAGACGATCCTGCAGCCGATCCTCGACAGCCTCGCCACCGCGCCGGGTTCCGGGCGCTATACCCCGGAGAACTTCGAGGAGAAGGTGCGCGTCACCAGCCGCGACTGGACCCGGCAGTTCGGCAACATGCTGGAAGACGCCGGTTTCAAGATGGCGCTGTCGTCGATCGTGCAATCCCGGGTGGGCAGCAACGAGGCGATGACCACCGAGCAAGGGCTGATGCTGCGGCACGGCTTGGTCACCGGCGACACCAAGATGCCGGACGGGACCCCGATCCCGGCCAACATCCAAAAGCTGACCGGTCAGGTGCGGCAGCTGCTTGATGTGGTCTGGTCCCACGCCCGCGACGCCGGGCTCGACATCGGCTACGCCAAGAACGGCTTTTACCCGCGGATTTACGATCGTTACCAGGCAGCCGCCGATCCGGCCGGGTTCCGCAAAGCGGCGCACGAACTCTACTCTTTTATGTTCGACCAGGAACTGGGCGCGCCCGGGTCCGACCCGCAGGCGCTTCTCGAAAAGTGGACGACGATGCCGCGCGATACCCGCGCGTTGAGCACCAGCAACTCTCTCCCGGTAGACATGGCCGAGCTGAACCGGAACCTGCGCCGGCAACGCGAGATCGAGGAAAGCCCGGCCCCGACCGCAGCCGAGACCGCCGAGCTAAACCAACTGAAGATCGACGCCGAGCAACTGGCGATCGACGCGCACGACCCGCTGCGAGACCTGATCGCTACAACCAACGCCAACAGCTGGCACGCCAACCTGACCGGTGGCGCGATGTCGGATTTCGACACTGGGGCACCGGGCGGCAGGTTCCTGCAGGCCCGGGTGCTGCCGCCGGAAGCCGACCAGATCATGGCCGCCTACATGCACACCGACCCGATGGTGGCGATCCCCAGCTACCTGCACTCGGTGGCCCGGCGCGCGGCGTACGCCAAGTTGTTCGGGGCCAATAACGAGCGCATCACCGAGGCGATCGACAAACTCAACCGCATCGACGGCATGAGCGGTGACGACGTGTCGAAGTTTTTCGAGCTGGTGGCCGACGTCACCGGACGCAACCAGCGCGGCGCCTGGGTGCGTTTCGGCCAGAACGCGCACAACGTCGTCCAGGGCCTCGGCACGCTCGCGATGATGGAGCGCGCGGTGTGGTCTTCACTCACCGAGCCGGTGGTGGCGGGGCTGGCGACCGGTCAGATGCGGGCCGCGTTCAAAAACATGGGGTACACCTTCGGGCAACTGATGCGCACCGCCGACGCCCGGGACCGCACGGCGCTGGCCGAGCTGCTTAACGTGATTTCGTCGCCGCAGCATGACAGCGTCATGTTGTCCCGCCAGGGGGTCGACGTGAACGACCAGCCCCAGATGGGCCGGCTTCTTTCCAACTTCTACCGGGCGACGTTTCTGACCCAGGTCACCAACGGTCAGCGGGCGGCAACGGTAGGCACCAGCAACTGGTTTCTTGGCAAGCTGGCGCAGCACATCCTTGATACCGGCACCGACCCCAAGGCCGTCCACGGGCGCCAGGATGCGGCGCGCTGGCTGCGCGAGCTGGGCTTGCCGGACGAGATCCACCAGAAGTTCTCGCAGTTCATGGTGGACCTCCAAGGGAAGCTGCCGACCCCGCAGATGCTGGGCGCCGGTCCCGGGGCCAACGCCCTGGCGGGCGAAAACGCCGGGATGCTGTCCGGGATGGGCGACGCCTACTCGCTGGCGGTCAGGCGCCTCACCGATCGGATCATCCAGGACCCGTACAAGGTCGACCGAGCGATGCTGACCGGCAAGCCGATCCTGGGCCTGGCCTACCAGCTGATGTCGTTTAACTACTCGTTTCAGAAGAACGTGCTCAACCCGGCCGGCGAGCGGCTGGTTCATAACTTCCTGCGGGGCCGATCAGAAGCGATGAGCGGTCCCCAGCCGGTGGGCCAGGTCCGCGGCGCTCTCGCCGGTCTGGCGGCTCACCCCGGCGCACTGGCCGCAACAGTGGGAGCGGCGTTTGCGATGTACGCGGCCAGCCTGATGACCACAATCGTGCGGCAGTACATCCTCGCCCCGGACCAGTGGGACACGCACCAGAAAAAAGGCGATCTGTGGTCCTACCTAAAGGACCTGGCGTTCTCCAGGTCAGGGCTCAACGGTGTGCTCGATCCGCTTCTGCAAGCGTGGAGCCACCTGAAATACGACAGCGACCTGATGGCCGTGACGCATGGCGCCTCGCCCAACTACTACATAACCGCCTTGCAAAAAGTCCTGCAACCGATCCTCGGACAGGGCGACCCGAAAACCAACACCCAGCTCTATAACGCGGCGCAGGGGATGTTCAACCTGGTCGGGGTGCCGCTGATGGCTTACGGGTTGACCGCCGTTAGCTCAGTGGCCGGGCCGATCGGCAAGATCGGGGCGGGGCTTGCCCTGCAAGGACTGACCTCGCCCGCCGCCAGCAACCGGATCGCCACGATATTGGCAGGACCCAAGGGCGCCACCCGGCCGGAACCAGCCGGCGCCGGAGATCCCGGCGAGCTGCCGGGGATGGAAGGCATGGACGGGCTGCCCGGGATGGACAGCGGGGGAGCCGGGGCCGGCGGCAAGGATGCTGCCGGCGGTCACGCCCTCGCAGCGGGGCCGATCATGGGGATCATGGACGACGTTATGGTTCCGGCGATGCGCTACCTCGGGCCGATGATCAGCTCGCTGTCGCCGGCGACCAAGGCCGCCGCGGGCATCGCCGCGGGGGCTTACGGCGCCTACGAGTTCCTGAAAGCCGGCGCGCCGTTCCGCGGCCAGCCGGCGCCGGAACCCAAGAAATCCACCCAACAATAAGCAGATAGTAAGCCTGGCTTACTAACAAAAACACCCGACAACCGGCCAACACCGAGCGGCAAGCCGTTGAAAATAAATCTAATAAAATCAAGGGTGCCCGACAAACGCGGGACAAACCCGTTTGGAGGTGTGCAAATTGCACACCACCACAAAAAAGATGTATTCTAAATCAATGGGTTATACCCTAGTCCCCTGTCCTCCCGAAGGAAGGGGTTTGTAGTCACAATACACAAGCAATTTCAACTACTTAGACCATGTTTGTCCTGTACGTTGTAGGCCGTTGTAGGCCGTTGTTGGGCAGAAAACTGGCCGATTTGAACATTAAGCGGTAGTCAGATACCATTTTCACGGTCACGCCAGCCATCGCGCCAGCAGGAGCACAGCCAGCCCGATCCCCACGATTATCAGGGCAAGCCTAGCGTCTTTGGTATAGCCATCCATCTCGCACACCATTTGAACACCTTCGCACACCTCGGGTTTTGCAGCCCGGCAAACACCGGAAGACAACCGATTTAGCCTTTTTGGTATCGCTTCACGACAAAACCCGCGGCGTCGACCGGCAAACCGGATGCCCAGGCCGGGGTCAGCCGCATCGCCGCAAGCATGCGGGCGAGGGTCTGATCGGCATCGTCCTCGTCGACCTCGGCGATCAGCTCGTCGTGGATCGTCGCGATCAAGGGCAGGTCTTTGAGCTTGAGCATCGCCTCGACCATCACGTCGCGGGCGACCGCCTGGGTGAGGTTCTCGCAGTTATGGACGATTAGGGGGCCAGTCTGCCCGGCGACTACGAACCGGTGGCGAGGTCCTGCGTCGACGATGTCGTAGACCGCTTGCGAGGCGGCCGCCGATTGTTGTTCTGCTCCTTGGAGGTTTTCCAAGCGCAGTTTTCCGGTGAATACCCGCTGTCGTTGTCGACCCGATCGATGCTTAGACCCGGTTGATAGCTCGGCCCCATATCGCGCCAGAACGCATCGAAAGAGGTTTGCCACTCGGGACAGACCGCTATCCCGCGACCACCGTATCGCGCCCATGCTTGATGAGTAGGAAGCCGGCAACGATCGTTCATCGAACGCCAAACCGCATATGCCGGGTGCTTCGACATACCGTGTGTACTGACTGCTTGAAAGTGGATTGCTCGGGTTTGACAACCACAAGATTTCTGACCTTTTACGAACTCGGTTCGTCCTATCGAAAAAGTTTTTCCACAGGCGCAGCGGACTAGCCATACCGACTGTCGTGGTCGTGTACTGCCAGGTCGCGGTCTGGAGCCTTGGCGTTCTAGTACGGTCAGGAAGTGTGACCGGATGCCGGTCAAATCCAGCGGAAAGCTCGGCATGACGCCAACCCTCTATGGTCAAAACTCTATGGTCTGGCGTCATCAGAACGCCATCTAGGCAAACGCAGTCAGCAGTGCCGTTAAACACCACTCCAGCGTGCCGAACCCAGGAGATCCCGTCCCATATCAGATTGGCCCGGGAGAGCCATTGAATGGGAACCCAGCCCTGATCTGTCAAGACCAGGGTGCCGGCTGCTATGCAAGTTTTTCCAGGCCATGCCCGCAGTCTGACCCAGCCGCCGCCCAGTGAGCCCATGTAGGTGAACTCGTCATATCCCTTCTCATTGACCTCAATTTTAGGATGTCGGTACACCAGATGCCGGCCGCTCGGTAATCGCGCCAAGAGCGCGCCCGGACGATAGCTGAAGGTGATGTAGCCGATCTGTTCGACGGCCCCAGTACCGGCGCGTAGCACGCGCATCAGGGCCTTATGGCTCTCCCACCATAAGTTAACAATGCGGTTGTTAAGCTGACGCCAGGCAGCAACCGCGGTGATTGCCTCGTACTCGTTCAGAACTACGCCATAGGTCAGCGCGGTTGCCTGAAACTTCTCGTGCCCCATACCGTAGCCCAGCGCCAAAACGCAAACTTTGCCGAGGGCGCGGTTGTCGGACCCAAGCCGGTTCGCGGTCTCGATGTAGATGTCTTTGCCCTGGTGAAAGACATCGAGCGCGTCCCGCTGGCCGGCGAGCCAGGCCAACACCCGCGCCTCGATCTGGCTGAAGTCGGCGATCGCCAACCTCTGCAGGGGACCGGCCATGATGGTCGAGCGCAAGCAGGACGCGACGACCCCCAGCGCACTGTCCTCGAACAGCATCTCCAGGTCTTCCGGGGTGGCGCCGGCGCGGATCGCCCGCAGCGCCGCCGGCACGTCCTTGATGGACCCGCGGAAGAGGTTCTGGGGTTGCAACCGACGCCCGGCCCAGCGGCCGGTCCTGGCTGCCCCATAATACTGAAAGGTGCCCCGCAGCCGGCCGTCGTGGGAGCGCGCTGAGGCGATGGCTGTGAGTTT